TCGCTAAATTTGGATAGTCCGCCGGTGTGGAGACTGCGCCCGATCGAGCTGGTACTACAATTTTCGAGAGGAAAGCGATTAGCTGTCGATCTGATTTCCTCGGCAAAATCTGTCGCAAAAGGTAACTGGTCGGTTACTTCCTTGTAAATATCAGTCTGGACTATGTAGCGAGTCCCGTCCTGAAATACGATCTTTACGTCGATTCGACCATTTGGATATTTAGCCCAGAATTTTTCTATGCGCTCAGCGACGGACTCGTAGCCCTCTAATGGAATAGCCATTAGTAGCTTCTCAATCGCTCAGTAGCGGCACGAAGTCCCGCGGCTCGACCGCGGTTAAACCCGTCCTTAACGCCCTCTTTGTAACCAATAGTCCAGCCGACTAGAAACCAGCCTATACCAGCGATAAATACAGCTATCGCCATTTCCAATACTGTAAACATGTTAGCTCCCGATTCCGGGTGCGACGTATTCGCTCCCTAGTTATAGGGTGAACTAAATGTCTGACAATTACAAGCCTTACGCGTATTTAACGGCGTGTCGAATTGCTTATGAGCAAACTGTAAATTTCGTCAACGCGACCCTCGAGTCGTGAAATCTGATCCTTGACGCTTGACCCTGAATTAGGGCGAAGCTCACTTAAGTAATACTTGACTAAGTATCGAATACCGGTCATAAATGCCACTAAGAGCGTGACTATTGCCACGCCCATAGCAGCCCAGTCGTTTGCGTTCACTTAGCCTTAGCCCCGAACGAAACGTCCCGCGGATTCAAGTAACGCATTAAAACGGGCGCGATCCCAGCCCATAGTCCCCATGCTAATTTTTTGGGATCTGTTTCGCCGCTCATGTAAACAGCCAGCGCACCCGCGAGCGCTGAACGTCCATAACTAGCAGCTACCGCTTTTAGCTCTTTCATTTACTTTTCTCCTAACCCCAGAGCTTCGATTAGCTCTCGGACTTTTTTTGGGCTCACGTTGATTTCAAAATGCTGCTCATCGGCTCTGTTCTTGTAATCGCCGCCCCAAAATAAACCGTACTTCTTAGCAAGCGCCCGAATCATTGGTACTTTCTCGACCGGGAACGTGCCGATCTTTCCAAGCGGGTGTTTAGTGGCGTTAAGGTCAATAGCTGTGCCGCTGGCGTGATTGCTTAAACGATCAGTTGATCCGCGAACCATGCGAAATGCGTATCCCCAATCGTCGAGCTGACCGCCGTCGATCGGTTCGATTAGCTCGTTGAATTCCGTACAGAATCCCACGATCAAAGGTGCGACAGCTTCCGCGCAACGAATCTTTAACTTAGTGCCCGGTATCGCGTACGACTTGATTCCAATTTCGGCTTGATCCTTAGAAGCCGTCCAGCCGTTATAGCTTGTAAGAGTCATGACAGAAGTAAAGCCGCTTCATCGGCTGTAATACCGAGTTTAGTCAATAGTGCCTCTTTAGCAGCTTCTTTTGCTTCTTTTTCCTTAGCTAATTTAGCAATAGCAATTTGATCTAACTCATACGCTTCAAATTCCTCGGCTGTCATTTCGCGATCTATTACTTCATTAGTTTCGCTGTTATGAATTCGGATTATTGGCTTAGGCATTAGTTCACTCCGTAAAGTAGGACGGTTCCGGCTGATAAGTTTCCGCCAGCGTTTGAGAAATCTAAAGATGTAATCGCTGTATTTGATACGAACGCGCCGCCGATGTTAAATGACATAACCGAGCCGCCAGTTTCCTCAGCATAACCGTATGCGTTTAGAGATTTGTAGTTAGTGCTTGACGTGTAATTATCTATCCGAATAGTCGCAACGTTGTTTGTAGTTGTACGCAACCACGCGGTAGTTCCTAAATTTAGATAGGTGACTCGGTTTACCGAGCTTACGAAGCTAGCGCCGACGCTATCAGTTGAAACGTACGAGCAGCCGATCGTATTGCCATTTGGCGCGACTCGCATGACTCCATTAGCTGTTGCGTTTGTGACGCCATAGATAACCATAAATAAAGATTTATACCCTTGATTTATGCTTGTAATACTTGTAGTCGGACCTGTTAACGATGTCGTGCTAAGTAATGTCAATCCACCTGTTGCGGGTGTAGCCCACTCTGGAGCTGTTGCGCCTGAGTTAACTCGCAACACCTGACCAGCTGTACCAATTCCTAAACGAACAGGAACTGTTGCGTTTCGGTATAGAACGTCGCCAGCTGTGGTTAATGTTGATTTAGCGATAGCACCGTCGGCGAGATCGTAAGCCGCTTTCGTAGCTGTCGGAGTTGAAGCTAGAACGCTCGATGTCGTTGAAGTCGAATCGCTTAGCTGTACCGCACCGACGACGCTTGTCGTAGCCGCGTTGATCCCAATAGTTACAGCTCCAGAGCTGCCGCCACCCGTAATCGGTGACGTTACGTTGACGGCTGTAATGTCACCCACGTCATTAGTTATCCATGTGAAATCCATGTTGCTATTTGACGCTTTAGCCAAAATTTGTCCAGTAGTTCCGCCCAATAAATCAGCCATTGACGTATCGACCGCCTGACCAAATACCTCAAAATCAGCTGGTAAATCGGTAACTAAGTCCGTCGGCGTTGGCATTTGCCAGTTGAAGTTACTCGTTGGGTTTGTCATTTATTCTCCTTATGCCACGACCAGCGCGGTTTCCCACGTTAGTGCCCCGGATATAGTATTCCACGATTCCGCGATAGAAACGTCTTGCCACTTCATAGCTTGAAGTGAATAACTTATCGGCGAAAGATTTAAAGTTACAGCGATTTCATTATAAGCAGCCTTGAACGTCCAGCCTTCGACGAATCCTAAGAAAGTACCCGCAGCCATGTTCGGCGGTAAGTCGCTGATTCGTAGCGGTAAGCCCATAAACACGTTTATAAGCGAATCGCGATCCGCGTCGTCTAGCTCGGGATTTGTAAGCTGGTAAGTGATTGACGTGAAGTTCGCTTGAGGCGTAGCTCGAAGCGTTAAATAAAAATCGGCTTGATCTTGAGCGTCCACCGTTTTATCTAAAGTTGTAGTAATAATCTGGGCTAAGCGACCAAATTGCTCGACCGATCCAATATCCTCGGCGCTTACTTCACTAGACCCGTTAGCCTTATATTTTATGGTTATGTCATTTCGGACGTCGCCCGCTCGAGTCTGGATTTTAAGCCCATTAAATAGCGCATGATTAGCTGTAACGTCTGTATAACCGTTAATTGCCAAATAGCTTGACCTATGAGTCGAATCGGCATAACTGATTAGTCCAGTCGACGATTCATATATATAACCTAATCCAGACGTCGCGAGCGCTGAAACTAACGAATAAATGTCGGTGCGATCAGATGATCGAGCTGATAACTCATAATTGCCTGGTCGATCGATTTCGCCTAATCCTACGTTCGCAGCTGTTGCCCATGTTTCCGTCGGATTGTAATTTTGCCATTGTTCAGCTGCGGGAACTTCGCCCCAGTTATCTAATAGTAAATCTTTTAAAACTTCATAGATTTGATCGCCGTCGAAATCCTTAGCCAAAATTCCGTCGGTTAACGCTTTAGGCAAGCGGGCTAAAGCTCCTAGAGCTGTGATGTTAAGGGTTTGGTTTATTGCGACGTTACCAGCTGTTGAAACTTCGATTCCGAAATCGACGACTGTGCCGCCGAAAATAGGGACGAACGTATTAGTCGAATCCTTTAGCTCGATCGAAACTGAGTCGTTTATGTTTATGTTAACGATTGCCTGATTAAGGTTTATCAGCTGTAAATTACAATAGCCCGCCTGAGCCTGTTGATAGATATTTGTTCGACCGCTAGTGATAGTCAGATTAGCGAGAACGTATGTCGTATATTCCACGCCCTGAATCTTGACGCGCCAGATTGGGTTAAATACGGTCATGCGAATTGAAACCCTTGAGCGCCATTAGTGCCGCGATAGAAACTGTCGTTTAGCGTGTTAACGATTGCTCGAGCTGTACCCTCAGAATCTATTGCTCCAGATACGTTTACGTTAATAGTCGTAGTCGGTGTAAGTCCCGCTTCTCTTTGACGGATTGCGAACATGGCTTCTCCGATGTTTCCTGTGGTTCCGCCTAAGCCAGTTACTAAATTATTTTGCGCGTCCGTTGGTAGTGCTACCTTGACAGCTGCTTTAACGGCTTCCTTGGTTATTGCTGCCGTTTCTTTCGCTACCTGAGCCGATACGTTTCCAGCTTCTTTAGCGATTTCAGCTTTAATAGCTGCCGCTGATTTTGGTGTAACGCTGGCATTTTTAGCGCCGCCGCTCAAGTTAATTTCTGGGATTAGAGATAAATCTTTCGATCCGGGCTTTAGATTGTTTACGATGTTATAGCCTCGAATAAGTAAGTTAACCGCGTCGATCGCTAAGTTAATAGCGGCAACGACTCCAGAGATCGCCAAGCTAACGGCGTCAATAACTACCGAAACTCCTTTGAAAGCAAGTCCTAAAGTTGTACCGATGATCGGCGCTAGTATTTTGGCAGCTCCGCCAATTACGCCAACGACAGCTCCAAAAAATGAAAATACGGCGTTATTTTCCTCAACGAAATCTTTTAGATTTTCAAATACTGTTGTAACGCCTTTAATGACTGGAGTTAAAGTAACCTTAAAGATTGGAACTAGAAAATCACTAATAAAACCCCATAGCGCTTTAATTGCTGGAAGTAAAGTAACGCTAAGCAAACCGGCGTAACTTGTAAATAACGGGACGATGTTTTTTGTAAAGTAATCCCAGAGATCGGTAAATACCGGAATAACTGAATCTTTCACGAAGTCCGAAATATCTTTAAAAATTGGTTGAAGCGTTTTTCCTATATTTTCGCCTAAAGTTGTTAAGGTCGGAATAAGTTTAGTAACGGCTAAAGTGACTAGCGGCGTAAGTGCGTCGAGAATAAACGATCCGGCGGTTTCCTTTGCTTCGTCAAATACCAGTTTTAAACGATCCATTTTGCCCGCAAACGTTTCGGCTTTTTCCGTAGCCTGTCCCCCGAAAGTTTCAGCGAGCTTTGCGGTAATTTCCTCAAGGCTCATAGATTTGAGATCGGCGGCTTCGATTCCGATTCCGAGCTTTCCTAGCGCTCCGGTATTGCCCTCGACGGCTTTACCTAACGCATTAGATACGGCTTCTAAGCTCTTACCTGTACCCGCGCTAATATCAAAGGCTAAACTAGCTAGTTTCTGAGCTTCTGAGATGTCGCCAGTTGCCCGAGTTAATCTTTCTAAAGCTGGACGTAATTCGTCGTCTGTAATTCCTAACGAAATTCCTTGCTGAGTAATCCAGCTTTCAGTCGCGGCTATCTGTGCGTCTGTCGCTCCGGTGACATTTGTTAAAGTAGTCGCGAGCTTTGCCTGAGCTGCTTCGTCCTCGATTGCGGATTTAACGCCGTCAACCAATAGAACGCCAGCATAAGCAAGCGCAGCAGCGCCAGCCGCAGCGAACGCCGCTCCCGCTTTAATGCCGAAGCTGCCTAATTTTGTACCGAACGAATCCGTATCGTCGCCAGCCTGAGTCAGTCCCTTTTTAAGGTTATCGACGTCCGCTAGGATCGAGAGCTTAAGCGTTCTTGATCCGTCAGCCATTAGTCAAACCTCTTAACTATTTGAGTGAAAGCCTTTTCCCACTCGGTAATTAGATAACTTTGTTCAGCTCGAAGCGTCGGATAAATAAAATAGCCCGTCGATCCTCGCCCGGTTGATCCAGACCAAATCGGGAACTGTTTAAATTTGTTTGATCCAAATTCTGAGCCGCCCCAAAGTTGCTGAGTAGTAGCGCCGCCGCTAAATTTCTGAGCCGCATAACCGAAACCGATTTCGCCAATTTTAGATGACTTACTAACTCGAGAACCCTCAGCAATTCGACTAGCTACTGGAGCTGAATTTAATTGACCAGCTGCCGAGATAACTTTGCCCTGTAAATAACTGGCAAGCGCTCCCGATTGAGTTTTAGCTTGGTCGATAGCTTCGGCGTCCATGGCTTTAAACGCTCCAGTAATGGCGCGAAGTTCGGCTTTGTCGTACTGGACGACTTCCTTACTTTCCGCCATTTCGTTTCTCCAATATCTCGAGCGCTGTCAATATGTCAGCCGCGTCAACCCACTCACTCATCGGAATTCCTGTCGCGATTGACAGCTCAACGATTAAGTAGCTTAGGCTTCCTCGGCTGTAACTTTTGGGGCTTCGGATTCTCCGACCGTAATATCGACCACCGTATCGCACCAAATTTCATAAGGCTTTACGGGCTTACCCGCTGCCTCACGTTTTAAAGCGTTCCACGCTAGAAACATTAGATCGGAAATTCCGATTTTCTCCTGAGCCTGTTGAATTGTGTATCCGGTTTTCTGTTCCCACTTCGCGAACTCAGGTGGCTGAGCTGTTGTCGTAGTAACTTTACCGTCGTTCGTTTCGATCTGTATTTGTAGTTTCATGCTCCCGATTTCTTTTCTTTATAGTGTTGGAGTTGTCACGCATGTAAAGCTTAGTGAAACTGTTTGCGCGTCTGGAGCTGTTCCGCCGGCGCTTGGGAAAATTGGCTGTACGTCAAAGTTAAATACTGATCCGCTCGCAGCTGTAAAGACGACCGCTAGTGGTGTATTTGGTGCGCTGTCTGCCGCGTTCCATAGTGAATTACAAAGTGAGCCGCCAGCTGTCCAGTCCGCGAGCATTTCGACCGCGAAAGTCCCCTGTGAATCAGTTGTGTAATAAGCCTTACCGTCTAGTGTCTGGTAAGTGTTGATCGTTGACTCGATTGTTAGAGTCGCGCTTGTTGCTTGAGCGTCGTATGTATCACCGTCGATTGTGAAAGTGATATCGCGCCCCGTGACGATTGTTGTTGGCATTTGTTCTCCTAGTTTTCTTGTTTGTAGTAAGTGCTAACGTCAATATCCGAAATAAGTAAATTACTCGAACCTAACGTAACAATCGACGGACGCGATACGTCGCCGACTATGTATCCCGACGGAATAGCCGCGAGAATCTGTATGACTAGCTTCTCGAGATTATCGAGAGCGCCCGCGTTATTGTTATACGCGACGGCGGCTGAGATTGTAAAGTTAACTTTTAATTGAATCGAGCTGCTAATAAGCGTCGTTTCCAAATACGGAGTGCCGGGTACGATGATCGCAGCGGGCGGAATTATCGCTTCGGGTACTGACTCATAAACCGACGCGGTTACGCCAGCGAGAGCGGTCGCTAATGGCGCACGAACGTTAGCCTGAATACTTGTTGGAGTCGGCATTTATTGACCCATAGTTTCGACGTCAATAAACGGAGCTAGTAAACCGATAACGCGATTTTGTAATGAGCGACCGAGCACGAACGGGCTTGGTTGAAAATCGACCTGAGCCGAAGTATTGCCCGGAGCTGTGATCGACTGGAAAACTTCTACTGATACGACTAGCAGCGCCGACTTTACAGGCGCTACGGCTGAATATAAATCCTCAGCTGTTGAGCCATTAAGTACCGCTAAGCCAGCTGGAATTTTAGGTGTAAAAATTTGATCCGGTGCGGCTGTTGCTGTCGTAAAAATGTATGGCGCGATTTGGTGATCGTTAACCGTAACGGTTAGATCGAACGCAGCTCCGCAGCCTGAGATAATTACAGCTTGACCCGGCACGAAATAGTTAATCCGCTGAGTCGTATAAAACGCCATGCCGTCCTTGACTTCGATCCCTGTAATTGCCGACTGATAACCAGTAAGTAAAGGAAGAATCGCACCCTCAGCACTCGCGATCATAAGATCGAGATATGCGTCAGGGTAAAGAGAATCGCTAACGCCTAGAACGGCGCGAAGTTCGTCCGCGGTAATAATTGGCATTAGCGATCCTCTCTCTATTCTGCTCGGTCGCCTCGGGAGCGAAACGACCGATGATTATTTCTTAGTTATCTCAGGTCTGGTTCCAGCAAGCGCCGAAAGGAATCTTTGGAGCGATTGCGGCGTAACCGTAATACAGAATATCGACGGTTCCGTCTGATTGGATATTTGTGCGGAGCTCGAAACGTGGGCTTTCGTACCATGTCCATGCGTCTGGGTTAACTACGACCATTGAGAAGTCGCCTGTTGATGTTGTTGGTCCAGCATTACCGATAGAACGTGACACGAACAGATTTAGACCCGGTGAAACTACGCCGCGAAGTGAATCGCCGCGAACGTTTCCTGCCTGATTGCTTGGCTGTGCCGCATTATAAAGCGGTGTGCCATTGTCGTTGTAACCCATGATGTTAGTCCATTGTCCTGGGCTAACTACTAAGTTACGAGCGAAACCGAGTGATGATGAATAGACAGCGCCAGCGGCTTGTGATGTGTACGCAAGGAATCCGGTAGCTGAGTTAGCGTTAACGCCTGTCTGTTGACCAGCGCCAGCAATAGTTCC